GAGTGTCCTGATAATGTGACATTGCAAGGATATTTCCAAACGGAAAAATATTTCAAGCACATTGAAGATGAAATCCGTGAGGACTTTACATTTAAAGATGATATCCTTGCGCCCTGTAAGGAGATGATTGAGGATGTAGAGAATCCTGTTGCACTTCATGTTCGTCGAACTGATTATGTAATTAACTCTGCTAATCATCCGCCATGCACTCTTGATTATTACAGAGAGGCACTGTCTCACTTTGAGGCATACCGTAATGTGATTGTCTTCTCTGATGACCCTGCATGGTGTAATGAGCAAGAACTCTTTTCTGGAGAGCATTTTATGATCTCTGAGAATGATGATAATCGTGTTGATCTGTGTCTGATGTCACTGTGTGATGATTTTATCATTGCAAACTCCACTTATTCCTGGTGGGGTGCATGGTTGTCTGCTAATAAAGATAAGAAAGTCATTGCCCCTAAGCAATGGTTTGGTACTCAAGGATATACAAAAGACCACAATACTGAAGATGTAATTCCCAATGAATGGATCAGACTTTGACAAGATGGATAAGAACAAGTCCGTTTTTAAACTGCAAGGACTTCCTCATATTTACTGGTTAAATCTTGATGCTGACGTTGATAGACGTGAGTATATGGAGAAGCAGTTTGAGTATTGGGAAATTGATAATCATACTCGTATTGCTGGATATGATGCAAGAGAGGATGATGCATCAGAACATCTGAAAGGTAGAATTCCTGACAATGTAAGTCAGGCAGAATTGGGATGTTGTATGTCTCATCTAAAAGCAATTAAGACTTTCTATGAGGAGACTGATGACGATTATTGTATGATCGTTGAGGATGATGTTGACTTTTCTACGGTGAAGCATTGGAACTTTACGTGGAAAGAGTTTATTGGTCTGGCACCATATGACTGGGATTGTTTACAGTTAACCACTATATGTACTGGTGATATCCATGTAAAACTTCACCACAAGTTTATCAATGATTTTTCTGCTGCCGTGTATTTGATTACTCGACACCATGCAGCAAAGGTCTTGAAAAACCATATGCGTGGTAATAAGTGGAAACTTGATAATGGTGTCAAACCCAGAGCAGTGTCTGAAGATACGATCCTGGAGACTGGTAAAACTTATACTATTCCTCTGTTCTTGTATAACCTGACATTGGGATCTACCATTCATGCAGAACATATTGGAGTTTTCCATCAGGGTCCATGGACTGCCTTATCTAATTACTGGCAACAGCAAGGACCATCAGTTGACATCCGAGACTGGATGAACTATGATCCCTACTTGGGTCGGGTAACCGAAAACTCTGCCGCTCAGAGAGCAGCACAGGCGGAAAACCCACCCAGTTGACAGTTTCTTAAGATTCTGTTAGTATAAATACTTAACCTTTTGTCTTACGGTAATTTCTGTAACAAAAGGATACAACGGGGAGTTGTCGATTCCCCTTCCATCTGCGGGTAACCATTCCGCAAGTAAACTAAGAGGTAAAAACAAATGATCAAATCTGTATTCGCGGCTACTGCTGCTCTGTCTATGTCCGCAGGCGCTGCCCTTGCAGGTCCCTACGTCAACGTGGAAACGAACGCTGGTTGGGTTGGAGATGATTACTCCGGCGCGACGACCGACATCCACGTAGGCTACGAGGGAGAAGTTGGTGCTGCTTCCTACTACGTCCAAGCAGGTCCTGCTGTTGTTGCCGTTGATGGCGAAGAGACTGACACTCAGTTCTCTGGTAAAGCAGGTCTGGGTATCCCCGTTTCGGATGCACTGAGTGCATATGGCGAGGTTTCCTTCCTGACGACCGAAGACGAAGACGATTTCGGTCTGGGCGGTAAGCTGGGTCTGAAGTACAACTTCTGATTGTAGAGTAGACATATAAACATCTAGGTGTTATGATGGGGTGCGACGGCACCCCTTTTTAATGCTCAAAAGGATTCTACTTTCTCCTGTTACCCACTTCAATATTTTGATTGTGGGCACTCTTTGTTTCATTGGATATGCCCACAACCACTATCATCATCAAATTGAAGAGGATGTTCATGGTTATGTGAGAAAATTTTGTGAGAAAAATCTTGAGAAATGTCAGGATATCGTAGAAGGAGACGATTACTAAGTATAAATGACTACACAGCACCCCTTGACAGGGGTGCTTTTTTACTATATAATATGTAAAGATTTACAACATTAAGTAAATGACTGTAACGACGAACGAATTTGGTCAACAGAATCTGTTCGCCAAAGAACCCCAAATGGTAGTAGAATCCTACAACCGTAAGGGTCTTGAATCGCCTCAACAATACGCAGAGACCTATAATGGACGCTGGGCAATGATGGGAATCGTTTCTGGTTTCATCTCCTATGCCTTCACTGGTAACTTCTTCTTCGGTATCTTCTGATGACCGAAGCAATTTTCACCGTTACTTCAGTTGCATTCTTCGTGCTTCTGTCCTATTCTGTACAACAACTTTCTGAAACCTACTGATGGAAAACTCCCTTCTTGAAATTCTCACTTACTATGTTATTGGTGGTGCCCTTTTGATTGGTGCCCCAGGAGTATTCTTTTTTGTTGTATTCATGTCTGCTCTTCAAAATACGAAGGGTCGCATGGTTGGATACAAAGACCATAAGACATATGGCAACAGTTCCATCTACGAAAACACCCCTGGTGATAACACCAAGTTCTTTCTTGAACTTTCTCGGTGATATATACGAAGTAGATAGAACTATTTGACATGCCAAATCCAGATGCATTGTGGCAGGATATCCAGAAACTTGACGACATGTACGAAGAGTTAATGTGGCATCCTGACGACGAGTTACAATTCACACACGACGGTGAAAAAATTATTATTACGAACAAAACACTAGAGGAAAAAAACAATGTTTAATGAATCCGCAGAAAAACTGAATGGACGCGCAGCGATGGTTGGTTTTATCGCAGCAGTAGGTTCCTACCTTGCAACTGGTCAAGTAATCCCAGGCGTATGGTGAACGATATGTTACTCATAGCAGCATCCATGGTAGGAGGGTTTATATTTGCAGCCCTATTGACCGATGGAAATGTTGATGATGATGACAATGGACCAGGCGGTGGTCTGATGCAACCTGCATACGTCCCCACCCCTTGACACGCACAACCGAATAACCTATAATTCGGGGGTACTATGCCCCCTTTTTAATGTTCGGACGGATCGCTGCCTTAGTTTCTGTAGCACTCATCGGTGCTTCTTGTACCACCAAAGCAGTGGAGCAAAAAGAAGTTGTCAGTATTCCAGTAGAACCTTATGTTCCTACCTGGAAGTGTATTGACTGCACACCTGAAGAACAGTTTGTTCTTTCTGAACTCCAAGACAAAACTAGAATCACGGATAAAAATGCCCTGGCAACGATACTGGGAAACATTAAACAGGAAAGCAAGTTCCATTCCAACATTTGCGAGGGAGGGGCTAGAGTTCCTTACTCTGATTGCCATCGGGGTGGGTACGGACTCATTCAGTGGACCACTGAGAACCGTTATTTGGGGTTAGGTCTGTTCTGTGATAAGTACAACTGTGATCCTAGTTCGCTTGAAGGTCAGACCCGTTACATGATTAATGAAATCCACTTCCAGAAAGTTCTTCCAGAATTTGAAGGCAGTGGTAAAACTGTCCAGCAATACATGGTTCCCGCCTACTATTGGTTAGGATGGGGCATCAAGGGTAATCGAGAGATCTACTCTTATAACTACTCAAAGAAATTGGTACTAGCATGATCAACACTCTTACAGACGCCCTTAAGGGTATTCTAGGACTCAATAAAGAGATTAAAGAGAAAGACATTGAATGTGCTATTGATGAAAACGTCGTAGACTGTGCAGAGATGGAGGAAGAACCCTATGTTGGTATTCCTGCTCCTATTCTGACTCCGGTCGATGATTGGTTTTCCGGTCCATATGGGTGTCCTACTGAAAAGCAACAAGATTATATGGCACAAGAAGCAGAGATCAAGAAACAAGAAGCAGAGAATCGTCAGTACTGGACAAAAGAATCTGCTAACATTCATCAAGAAATGTATGACTTGGCAACCAAGAGTGGTGCCACTACGGTTCAACTTGATCCTATCGGAGGATCCGAAAACTTCCAAGGCGGTTCAGAAAATGTCCATCGATGATTGGCGCTACAGCGATCACAAAATGAAAGTTAGGGAACAAGCACTTAAAGTTTTGCTTTCTAAGTTTGGTGGGCAAATGGAAGGAGCACGTCCTAAATACAGCAGTCAATCAATCTATGAGTGTGTCCATGACTGGGTATCTCAGGGAAACATGCACACCGCAGGGATTGTAAAATATTACGAGGCTTATTATGCAAAAGGTAATTAATGTTCTAGCAGTTCTATCATTTGTAGGAACTGCTGGTATTATTGGTGGAGGAACAGTTGTTTATCTCCGTCGTGATGCCATCGCTGAAAGCGTCAAAGAGCGTGTTGCTAAAGCGGCAACAGAGGCGATTGCAGGGGCACTTCCAGCAATGATGGATGCTGCTCTCCCTGAACTTCCTGGTGCCACTGGTGGCGCTGTTCCCCTTCCTAAGAAAACTGGTCCTGCTATTCCTTTCTGATATGAAAAAGATTATTATGAGTCTGCTGGCAGCAGCTGCTATGTCTGCTCCAGTGCTTGCTGATCCAATCAAAGACGACGAGTTCTTCACTCCTCATGCTCAGGGGTGTATGTTGCTCCAAGAGTGTACCGATCATGTCCAAGAACTCAAAACAGTTTCCGACCTTAACAAGCATGAGGAACTGGCTGATATTGATTATAGTATTGTTGCTGATGAGTTTAACTCTCTCGTCCGATCACTTAATAAGGTCGGAGCTAAGGTTTTTCTAGCAGACATGCGATACTTCCCAATTGGTCATCGTGGTGTATATCATACTGTAGGCAACAACTTCTTTTTGAATGTTGCTCATATGCATCGCCCTGGAACTATGATTTCAGTGATGCGTCATGAAGGATGGCACGCTGCTCAGGATTGCATGGCAGGAACAATCGAGAACAACTTCATTGCTATCATTCATAATCAAGAGGATGTTCCAAGGATGTATCAGGCAATCGCAAAGAGTGCCTATCAGTCTCAACCACATGCTATTCCCTGGGAGAAAGAAGCATACTGGGCAGGTCACACTGAAGGTATGACCGCAGCAGCACTTGAGTCTTGTGCCGCAGGGACTATGTGGACTGATTATGACCCCACACCTATGACCCGCGAGTGGTTGGTTGAAAATGGATTTATTGCTAAATAATAACATCTGATACTCAAATATCAAGAACACCCAAGATAGACCACTTGACAATCCTTTTTTAGTCTTATAATGTAGTGGTCTATTGTTGGAAAACCAGTATTTACATATGACACATTTAACAAGAGATGTGTTAGTCAAAGCCATAGTTGCAGAGGAGATGCGCTCCCTCACTGGCAATGATTATATTCAGTCTCTCAAGGATGCGTACAAAAAATGGGAACATCAGTCAAGTGATGATCTCTGTAGACAATTTAACTCCATCAAGCATACAACAATCTCTGTAGAGAATTTAGAACCCTAAATAGAGTTGCCTTTTGCTGGTGACTCATGTCTGAAGAAGTAAAACAGGAAAAACCAAAAGGACCCATAGGGAAATTAAAAGATAAGATTGAAGATGCTGATGAGCAACTAGCGGTTCTCAGTACATTAGTAAGACTAGGTATTCTAATTTGGTCTGGTGGTATTCTTACTCTTAACTATGTGACCATTCCTGGATTACCACAGCAGAAGATCGATCCGACCTTCATAGCCAGCGTGTTCACTGGGGTTTTAGCTACGTTCGGGGTTCAGACCGCTAAGAAGTCTGGCGATGGTACGATGAAGATGAACGGTGCTAATGGTGCCGCCGCTGGTGCTCCTGGTGCTATCACCAAGGCAGACCTTGAAAGATTGATTGCTGCTGCAAAGGAGACTGCTCCTGCTCAAACAATCAGAGTTGAGACCGCACCAATCAAAGTCGTAACTGATTCAGATCAACCACCATACAAGATGTGATATGAAACCTTACCTCAAGTGGACTGCCATTAGTCTTGGCAGCATAGTAGCGATTGCACACATCGGTGTGCTGGGACATTTGGTTAGAAGAGAACCTGATAGGATTCAGGTCCCGACCATTAACATCCCACGCGGTACTCCATATTCCTCTTACAAAATAGAGGCAGGTAAGGACGGATATACAATTGAATATAAAGCAAACGATCCTGCTATCCTTGAGTCGCAGAGATCACTTATTCTTGACAAAGATAAGAAAGGATTGTTTGGTGGCGGAACAGAAAGCAGAAGAGAATGGAGACGTGATCAATATACTGCTGAAGGTGTGAGAAACATAGGAGGTGCCGCAACAGACGGCGAGGGAAAGAGTGCAAAAGACATAGAGTGTATCGTGGCGGACGCTGGAGCACGGTCTCAAGGTGCGATGGCAGGAACCGCGATTAGCACTGGACTCCTGGCACCTGCCGTCATGAATGTCCCTTATGTTGGATGGTTGGCTGCAGGATGGGTTAATCTCTTAGGACAGAACGTTGGTTCTGCTGCAGGATCTACAGTCAACTCTATGATTAGTGACTGCTGACCCTAAATATAATGTAGTCACGGGCACCAACCCCCAGGTTTCCCATGTATCGGGAACCGCATTTACAGTGTAAGTCGGACGAATGTCGTGACCTCTGGTTGGTATGGAAAGAAATATGGGACAAGGATAATTCTAGTAAAGAAGCAAAAGACGCAAGGCAAAAATGGTGTAACTGTGTTACAGAATTTGGGGAAATGATAAGTCAGGAACTCATAACAAATCCTCGTTACACGTCAATCAGGAAGATATAGATAGTGTAGTTGCGTAAACTTTATGAAGTTTATTTTCGCATTCATCGCTACACTATTTCTCGCTGCTCCTGCATGGGCAGTTGATGTTCAAATGGGATCTGGAGGAAACTTAGTATTTGATCCTGCTGAAGTCACAATTAGTGCTGGTGAGTCAGTCCATTTCGTTAACAATATGCTTCCACCACATAATGTCATTGTGGAAGATCGTCCAGATTTAGGTCACGAAGCCCTGGCAATGATGCCAGGCGAAGAGTTCGACGTTGCATTCCCTGAAGCAGGTGACTATACTTATTGGTGTGGTCCTCACAAAGGGGCAGGAATGATCGGAACCGTGCATGTCGAATGACAGAAGACGAGAAGAGAGAGTTCTACAAGGATTTAAGAGAGAGGATTCATCAACTTAGGATGGGTCATTTATTTGAGGAACCTTGTCCACTATACGAACCAGACGAAGATGATGAACACTTTTAACACTCTAGTTTTAGATATTACAGTAGCAATCATCGATTTCTTATACAGAGGGAGGGATTATCAACGTTTCTGGGTGCTTGAAGAAATTGCTAGGGCACCCTATTTTGCATTCTTAAGTGTGTTACACTTGAGAGAATCTATGGGGTTACGTGGTCCAGAACACATTTATCTGATGGAGGAACATTTTGCTCAAACTCTTAACGAAACAGAACATCTGGAGTATATGGAAAGTAGGGGCGGTAGTGCTTATTGGGTGGATCGCTTTTTCGCCAGACACCTTGTACTTATCTACTATTGGGTCAACGTGGTTTATTATTGGTTGGCTCCTAGGTCTGCTTACCATCTCTCCTACGAAGTAGAGATCCATGCAGCAGAGACATATGCAAAGTATCTTGCATATAATGGTCATGATGATAAGATCCTTGAGATCTTAAATGATGAATTGGCACACTCTAAAGAGTTAAAAGAAGCAATGGAGATGATCAAATGAGTGTTTTGTTTGTATTTGCACTTATTTCTTTACTAATTGCTGGAATGCAATTATCATGGCCAGGTAGATACCGAGGTTAGCATGTCAAAGAAAACCGAGGAGGAAAGAAAAAAAGTAGTAGAGAAGATCTCAAAACACATTCATCCACATGATGATGAACCTGATCCCACTGCTCATATGGGAAACTATAATTTCCCTCAAATGCTTTTTGCTTTCTGCCTTGGTTTTTGCACCATGTTTGTCTTAGCAGTCGATGAAATAAATGATTTCAAAGGATGTCCAGTACCCGAATACTTCAGAGAACCTAAATGAACCCGTTAGTTTTAATCGCATGTCTATCACCAATAGTAATAATATGGATAGTGATGAAACTGAGTTTATTGTTGTTCTCAGCAAATGATGAACGAAGGTATGTCAAAGCAGAATCCAGAAAACCACACGGACCTTATGTGGCAGACGCATATGCAGACGTTGATGAGGAGGAAGAAGAATATGGAGATCGCACAGATTATAGATAGTGCAATTTATGAGTATTACTCAGAAAAAAACATTCCAGTCCCGTGCTGGAAAACAAAAAAGAATCCACAATGGTGGATTGATTACTTAAACCAATTAGGACTAGATTCAAGAAATCCATGAGCAAGTACGTTCCCGACTTCACGAAACAAGATTATGTGCTAATCATTGAGGCACTAGAGAAAAGACAGCACTGTTATATTGCAGGTGATAGAATGTTTAACGAATATGCTTCTCTATCTGATGAGATGAGAAGAAGAATGCAAGGCGCACGATCCTGGAGATGATGATGAATAATCCACTATCCTATGTAAAAAATACAAGGCAATCCTATAGGAAAGACCTTGAAGAAGTAATTACCGAAGTTCAGGTTCAATTTAGAGACGAAGAACCTGCTTGGATTCCTTATGAAACCCTTTTAGCAATTCAGAGGTCAAAATGAAAGTAGGTCTTATTGGTCTTGGTCGGATGGGCGAGGGTATGTCCCGTCGCATGATGAAACAAGGTATCGAAGTATGGGGTTACAGGAGGAACTATGAAAAGGCTCAAGAAGCGTTTGAAAAGGGTTATGTCAGTGGAGTTACCACTAATTTGGAAAGCC